GTTTTAGCACTGGGCTTTTTAACTTTGCTGTGCAGGAGTTAGCGCAACAAGAGTTGATAAGGCGTGTGCAAGCTCGCGTTGAGCAAGAGTCGGATGTGACCAATCTGTCGGAGGGTGGAAATTAAATTATGGCTTTTTTTGGAACTGTGACCGATGAGGATTTTGCCGGCGCGGTGGACGACGCTATTAACGGTGATGTCTTTACTGACCAAGGCCTTAACGACGAACTTTTTGAGATTTTGAGCCGCATAGCTGAAGCTGACGAGCCGACTGGGCCGTTGATTGAGCTGGCGAATCAAGCTTGGGAGCAGGCTAAGGCCGATTTCCCTGACCGTTTTACTACAGAGTAGACGGTGTCTGTGCCCGACACGGGCGAACCTAAATCGACACGAGGAGGGACAACTTAATGTCTGAAGAAACACCTGAAGTATCTGAGACGACTGAAGCGCCGGCTGACACTGAAGTGAAGGCTGAAGCTACTGAAGGCGACACGTCTGAAGCAGTTGACTTGGAGTCTGAGCTTGCTAAATGGAAAGAGCAAGCGCGTAAACATGAGCGCCGGGCGAAAGATAACGCCGCCGCCGCTAAAGAGCTGGATGAGATTAAAAAGTCTCAGTTGAGTGAGCAGGAACGATTGGTTGCTGAAACGCGACAGTCGACTATGCAAGAGCTTGCTGGGAAGTTAGTTGATGCCGAGTTCAAGGCCGCGACGAAAGGTCGTTTCGTTTCACCGGATGCGGCGCTTGCCTTTAACCGTAGTGAGTTTGTTTCGCCGGATGGCGACATTGACACTGATGCTATTCAGACTTGGGTTGAGGCAAACACGGTGACACAGGACCAGCCAAAAGTGGATTTGGGTCAGGGTCAGCGGGGCGATACTGCCAAGCTGTCTATGATTCGGTCTGCCGATGAGCTGTCCAACATGTCACCTGACGACATTCTCAAGGCGCGTCAAGAGGGCCGTCTTGATTACCAATCAATTAAGGGAGGGTTATAGCCCATGGCTATCGACCAGTTTATTCCTGAGGTATGGAGCGCCGGTGTTAGCACCGAGTTCATTGCCAATCAGGTTGTTATCCCGACCCTGGGCACTGCTTTCACTGGCAACGTGACCGCTGGGTCGACTGTTCACATTATTAACGCAACTACTCCGACTGTTTCGGACTACTCGAGCACTCGGTCTATTGACCCTGAGGCTCTGGCCGACACTGAGGTGCAGTTGACGATTGACCAGGAAAAGGCGTTCTCTGTGAACGTTGACGACGTTGACCGCGTGCAGGCATCGTCTGAGTTTGGTCCTTGGGTTGCTTCCGCTGGGCGTGCTCTGGCTGAGGACGCTGAGACCTACCTGCTCAACACCATCATGGCCGCTGAGGCTACTAGCGCCAACACTGGTTCGCTGGTTATTGACGGCTCGGATGACGCGCTGACTGCTGTCCGCGCTATCCGTAAAACCATGTCCAACAACAAGGTGCCGGCGGCTAACCGTTACCTGGTTGTCAACCCGGACTTTGCTGACCTGCTTATTCAGGGACTGGACGACGTTTCAGTTGCTGGTCAGGACAGCGAGCTCCGTAACGGTGTTGTGGGTCGTCTCTACGGCTTCACTGTTCTCGAGTCTGCTCTGCTGGACAACGGAAACGATGTGCCTCAGGCTCTCGGATACCACGGCGACATGGTTGCCTTTGTGTCCCAGGTCGAGCGCGTTGAGTCGCTCCGTAACCAGACCAAGTTTGCTGACATCGTTCGCGGTCTGAACGTGTACGGCGGAAAGGTCGTTAAGAGCGAGGCTGTCATCAAGTTCTTTGGTGAGGCTTCTTAAGCATGACTGAGAGTGTGGGGTCCGGGCTGAGCTCGGGCCCTGCACAATCATCCTGAATTGAAAGGATAGGAATGGCTCTCGCTACCATCGCTGATGTTGAGTCGCGGCTTGGCCGGTCTTTGACGGCTGGCGAAACAAGTAAGGCTACGGCCTGGTTGGCTGATGCTTCAGCTCTCTTTGTGAATGTGGCTGTGCAAAAGTTTGAGGTGGGCGAGTCAACTGTCCGATTGTTTCCGCGTGACGGTGTTGTGCGTCTAGTGCAACGGCCCGTTATTTCTGTCGAGTCTGTTACGGATATTGACGGCGTGGAAATTGATTTCACCTATGACGGTCATCAGTCTATTTATGACTTGGGCACTTATTCGCCGGTGATTGTCAATTACGACCACGGCAGTGCTGACATCCCTGATGATGTTGTCGCTACTGTGGCCGGCATGGTTGTCAGGACTTTGCAGATTCCGTCTGACGCGGCGGCTGGTATTCAACAGCAGTCTGTTGGGCCGTTCTCTCAGTCGTATGCCTCTTGGGCTGTCGGCGGTCAGGTGAGAATGTCGCCCTCTGACATGGAGATTGCTAAGTCGTATCGTGACCTGAGTTTCCGCTCAGCGTCGACTTTTGGAAACGGAAACTATGGAGTCTATTACCCAAATCAAACGAAGTTCGAGCTCTACCGATAGTTACGGTGAGCCGATTATTACTGAGACTGAAGTTACAGTTTCGGCGATTGTTTCGGCTCGAGTGTCTGGTAGTAATTTTGACCCGGCTGAGATTATTGTCACAGAGGGTTTAACTATTTACTTGCCGGCTGGCACGGTAGTGGACGACGATGACCGTTTCTTAATTCGTAGCAAATACTACGAGATTGACGGTGAAGCGTTTGAGTGGAAAGACGGTCTTGGCGATTGGAGTCCGGGCGTAGTTGTCGACCTTGTGAGGCAGACCAGTGGCTAGCAAAATCAAAGGCGGCGGGGGTTATGTCGTACTCAACAGGTATGGCATGCGTGAGCTTCTCAGGTCGAAAGAGATTGCGTCGATGCTTGGCGCTCGTATGAGTCGAGTGCAGGCGGCTTTGCCGGGTTCAGAGTTGGATGTTCGCCGTAATGGGCGGAATAGGGCGACGGCGAAAGTTCGCCGCGGCTCTGATTTTGATGAGGCTAATACGGGTGAGCTTGGCCGGGCTTTAAGTTTGGCCGGTGGTCGACGTGGCACGAAAATTAAGACGGCGAAGCCGAAATCGAAATGGGATAGGCAGTAATGGCTGATGCAGTTATTTTCAGCGACCTTATGTCGCATTTGGTTACGCGGATTTCTGCCGGGCTGACTGCTCAAGGCTATTCGTCGACTCGCGTTGGCGTGAAGGCTGACGATAGTAACTCGCAGGTGATTTTGCGCCGTGATGGCGGTAATCGTTTGTCTAAGACAATCATGCAGGACAGTATCGGCGTGAATGTTTATGAGACTAACTATGGCAACGCTGAAGCTTTGTCGCTTGCCGTCATGGCAGTTTTTGACGACTTACCGGATGGTGCTCCGATTACGGATACCGTTCCCGAGTCGTCTATTCAGGATGTTTCAGACCTAGAAGGGCAACGCCGCTTTATGCGGTTCGCCGTAAACCATAGAGGCACTGACCTCTAACTTTGGAAAGGACTATAAGAGATGGCTCTTGACTCTGACAACGTAAGAGTTGCAGTCACGGGTGCAGTGTATGTGGCCCCTACGGTGACGCGGCGTTTACTGACTTGGGCTATGTTTCTGCCGACGGTATCGTTGAGACGATTGACCGTTCGACTGAGCAGATTCGTAGCTGGCAAGATGGTTCGCTTGTGCGTGAGATTACCTCTGAGGGTACTTACTCTGTCGAGCTGACGTTCATTGAAACTAATCAGGATGTTGTCGAGCTTTACTACGGCGCTACTTTGGCGTCTGGCTCGCTGGACATTGACCCGCGTTCGAGCGGTGGCCGTCAGTCGTTTGTGATTGACGTCATTGACGGTACCTCGATTGAGCGTACCTACATTAGCTCGGGTGAAATTACCTCGGTTGGTGAGCGCACGTTGGCTTCAGGTGAGGCGATTGGTTACACCGTGACCATTACTGCTTACGCTGACGCTAGCGAGGTTGTCGCTACCAAGCTGTTCACCGATTTCGGTTCGACTGAGCCGTAAGAGATTCTTGGTACCCGTGCGGCGGTACTGAGATTAATTGAGGCCGGGTGGGTTTCCACCGCCTGCCCGGTCTCTGCCGCACATTCAATTAACTATGGAGGATAAGCCGCATGACTGTTCAGGGTGATTACACCTTTACTTATGATGGTGTCGAAATTACGATGCCTAAAATTATGGACTTGCCTACGGGCGTGGTCCGCAAGTCGAATCAGATTGATGACGACTTGGAGAAAACTTTTTACATTCTTGAGCACTCGCTTTCTAAAAAGCAGATGGCCGCTATCGACAAGATGCCGATTAGTGAGTTGACTAAGCATTTGGAGAAGTGGAGTGAGGGTGTTGGCCTGGGGGAAGCCTCAGGGTCCGAGTCTTAATAGCGGATAATGAGGCGGCTTTCGCCTACGATTTTCGTTCACGATTCGGGCTCGGGCTTTCAGATATAGGTGTAACTGTTGGCTGGCGGGAAACGTGCTTGCTGATTTCGGCTTTGCTGGCTGACCCGCAATCTTTTTTGCAGGCTAAGTTACGCGGATGGTCTCACCCGATTTCTTATGAGTGGCCGGTTTTGGCCGCTTTGTATGACTTGCTTGCTCAAGTGAATTCTAAGAAAAAGCCTAAGCCGTATCCGAGGCCGTGGCCTAAGGATGGCAAGACTCAAAAAGGCACTGCCCGTAAGGATGCCCGTGAGGTTTTGGCTCGAGCGCGAAGAGGAGAGTTTAAGTGGCAGAACAGGCATACGCCTACGTCACCCTAATTCCCGTTGCTAAGGGATTTCAGAGGCGCGTAGCTGATGAGCTCTCGGGGGCGGCTCCTGCCGCGGCGACGGCTGGCGCTCGGACGGGTAAGGCTTTTGCTGGCGCGGTTAAGGCTGGTATTGCGGTTGGTGCCGCGGCGGCTACTACTGCTGTCGCTGGTCTGGGTATTGCTGTCACTAAGGGCTTTGGCCGGTTGCAGGCCATTGAAGAGGCTAAGTCGCTTCTCGAGGGTACGGGTAATTCTGCCGCTGAGGTAGAGCAGGTTATGACTGACGCTTTGGCGTCGGTGAAGGGTACTGCTTTTGGTTTAGGCGATGCGGCTCAGGTTGCGGCTGGTGCGGTTGCGGCTGGCGTGAAGCCGGGTCAAGATTTGGAGGCGACTCTTAAGGCTGTTGCTGATACTGCCGCGGTGTCTGGGGCGTCACTTGGTGATGTTGGCCAGGTTTTCAATAAGGTTACGACGGCTAATCGTGCGTACACGATGGAGCTTAATCAGCTTGCTGACCGTGGTATTCCTATTTATCAGTATCTTGCTGAAGAAGCTGGCGTTTCGGCTGAGGCCGTGCGGGATATGGCGTCGAATGGTGAGATTGATTCTGCCATGTTCAGGGCGGCTATTGAGAATAATATCTCTGGCGCGGCTCTCAATATGGGTGAGACGACCTCGGGTTCTTTTGCTAACGTTCAGGCGTCGATTGGCCGTGTGGGCGCTAACCTGATTGGGCCGATTTTTGGCCGGTTCAGTGAGTTCTTTAATGCGCTGATTGAGGGGCTTGGGCCGGTTGAGGAAAAGGCCGCTGATTTTGGCGAGAAGATTGGCGAGTTTCTTAACCCGCGTATTGACCGCTTGGTCGAGTTGGCCCGTAACCTGTCGGTGCCGTTCCAAACACTGTCGATTACGATGGGCAATCTTTCGGATAAGG